CCCTCGATATTGGCTTCAAAATTCTTACCCATCCACTTTAAGACCATATCTTGTCCGGACTTAAACTCTACCTTGAACGTAGAGGGTTTAGGGGACATCCATCCTACCTTCTCTACAAATTGCATGTACTGAGGGGTTAGGAGGTGGGTGAGAGTCTTTTGGAGGGTAGGAAACTTACCGAGAATATTCAATGTAGGGTCTGTTTGGTCCCTCTTCGGTCCTTGGACCGGGGGCTGGGCAGCCTCAATAAGCACCTCAAAGTATGCCTCTTGAATTATATCTTTAAGCTTATTTAGTTTCATTTCTTCTTAGAATGCTGGGCGATTGCTGCGCCGATCTTAACTCTTCTACCTTTGAGGTACTTATCAGTCTTGTCTACTTTGCCGTCGTTGTCGATATCTTCATCTTCATGACCGACCGGGTCTAGTTCTTTAGCTTTTTTTTCTTCTGCCAAAGCCTGATCCATTGCAGGTTTAGCTAGTTCAAATTCAAGGTAGTGCTTGGCGCTGCTAACCATTGAGTTTGCTTTTGTGATTTTAGACTGCCACCAGGCTGGAAAATCAACTTCAGCCTCACTGTCAAACTGGTCTACCATCTTATAAAGCTCGATAGCGTATTTTGCGATCTGGTAAAGCTCTGATTTAATCATATGCGGTTCGTGATCCTCATGTCCTAGGTCTAAATCTTCATCTAACGATTCAGCAAACATATCGTTAACTAATTCTTGAGCCATTGAGTTTAAATCAATCTTATTATTGCCACGACCCATATTCCAAACACGCCCTAATGCAATTTCAAGATAACTAACTCGATCATCTGAAGGAATCATAGCTTCTTCGGCTGTAATTGTGTCTCCTTTTTGAGCATTATCAATTTGCTTTAAAAAGTCAGGGTTTGCTACACCAGCTCTCATTGCTGCTTCTTTTGCCCGTTTTTTTGATTCTGGATCACTTATTACAGTGACCTCAACTTCAGTTAACACTTCTTTAATAGCTTTTAAAATATCTTCTTTTTTCATCTTTCCTTTGTTTGGTGCTACGAAATAGGCATCATCGCCGTAAGTTGATAACCCTTCTTTGAAAGGTCTTGGGCAAGGGGTTCCTTTGACGTGAGTATGTCCGCATCTTCCGCAATATGTAGCTTTCTTTTCAGTCAGTACTTCTTTAATGGCTTTTAAAATAGCTTCTTTATTCATCTTTGATTTTTTTTTAGCTACATTTCTATTTTCCTTATAAAAATCTTTAAGTTCTTTAGTGGAGAGATTGCTTATTAGTTTATCGTCTTTTACTTTTTTTAGAAAATCTTCAACGGTTTCCGAGTTAGTCGCATGAAGAATAAGGTCCCCTAAGTCGCTTTCCTGCAGCTTCATATTATTTAGCTAAGAAAGCTCCTCCTGCTGATAGTTTGATTTCTCTGATCTTTACATCTAGGTTTAGACCAGCTGCTAGCGGTAGGTTTGCGGCTGTACTGCCATCTGCAAACGTAACAGATTGAACTACAGTGCTTGAGGATACTGAGGTGATTGCTCTCCAGCTACCTGATACTGGGGAAGTACCTGTTAGGTAAAGGCCTCCGTTGAAAGTTACTTTAGACATGGTAAGGTTTTTTCTTTATAAATAGATCACTGACAGTGATAGTTAAGGTACCTCTGCAGGGCTTTTGCATACGTAGTGCCTTTGTCTTTAAGTTTACCCCTAGCCGCTCTTACTTTTGTACATGAAAGCTTACCTAGCCTCTTTTTGAGGATGCCTGGATTCATAGGATCGTGAATTCCTTCTGCCAGCACTTCGGCTGCTAGTTCCTGTATTAGGTTTGCGAATTCTGTATTTTTCATCTCCATCCTACTACTTCATCATACTGTGCCTGAGTCCAGTATGAATAGTAATCTCCTGTTTTTAATCTATTAGACGCCTGTGTTAGGTCACTGAGTGACTGTATTACATATAAATAACACCCATTAAAGGTTGTTCGATGACCGTTTACTGTAAATGGATTGCGAGGATCGTTGTCTAAGATTACTTTATCTTTAGCTTTAAACATAAAGTTAAGTTCTTTTATCTTCTGCTCCAACTCCTCTATAGTAAAATCTGTGTACTGCTTAAAATAGAAAATGCTTACATCGAATTCGGTAGTATCTACCCGGTCGATTAGCAGTTCTAAATCTTCTATGTTTGTTAGAGCAGTTATATCTACTCTCTTCTCTTTGACTGCTTTAGCGGCATAAGGACAGATTGGACCGTTGCCAAGCTTGCCAGGCTCCTGGATATACTTTATCCACTCCTGGAGCTGGTCTTGCATTATTCCTTATCTTTGATCGGTCCTCCTACCACCCAAGCATCGCAAGTTCTAGAGGCTGCGCATTTAAACTTTAGAAATCTGCAGTATCCTAGCTCACCGGCATCAATCACATCGTAAGGATCTTCCGTACCCATGTCCGATCCGATGCCCTTGGCGATACAGTCTAGGGTCTTGGTCGTGATATCGAAAGCAGCACAAGTACCGCATACCATATTCTTAAGCTCTTCAGCTGTATCGACCTGCCACATATCCATCTTCTTCTTCCAGAACTTTTCGTTCTTTTGGGAAGGGTCAGCAGGGCCGTATCCGTATTCGTCAATAGCTTTCTGTCTGTTCTCAAGATTGAGGTCGATGTCTTGGGTTGCGGGAGGACATTTAACCTCCGCTTCGCTGATAAGTTTACTTAGCTTCATCTTGCTTGACGATTTGATCGTAATGATCCATTGTTAGAGTTTCACCTTCTGTGGAGAGTCTGATAGCGTTATCGGCTATAAAGTGTAGGTCTACGTCTGCTTGGGCATCTTCTCTCGCGTACTCCAGAAGTCTGATGAATAGGGGAATATCCAGAGTAACTTTGTCCTCCGGGTTGCTGGCTTCTAAGAGGAGGTCTATTAGTTTCATTTCTTTTCTTTTTTAAGAATCTCTTTTCCAGCCTTAACAGCATCTTTGTAAGCCTTGGAGTTAGGGTGAGATGGTTTTTCACCCCTTGCTCTTTGTGCTCTAATGTTAGCCCATAGTCCGGGTTTCTCCTTGATTACCTCTAGGAGTAGCTCACGCATGAAAGCGTGCATAGCAGATTTACTTACCTTGGCCACGGTACTTCTTGGTATAGTTCTTGCTGGTTTTAAGAACTGAAGTCTTGGTCTTAGAATGTACCCCCGGTCTGCTGACCTTCGGCCTGTCTTGAAATGTTGATACTGCTTGAGACTTGATCTTAGCCATTACTTGACTTTGACGACGTCCGCTTTGAGTACTTTAACTCTTTTTCCCTCGATGATTGCAACGGCCTTCTTTCCTAGGTTGGAGACGTATCTCTCAATCTTTTTTCCCTGGTAGTACTCTCCTGGGGTAAGAACCGGGGCAGTAACAGCTACAGGAGCTGCTTCAATTACAGGAGTCAATTCGATTTCCGGGGTTATCTCCGGGGTAGCTACAGCTACTAGTTCTTCGATAATCTCGTTATCAGTATGCTTTTTCTTTGCCATGTTTAAAAATTTTTATAAGTAAATGACCAGAACCTTTAATGACCCGATGCCACTCGTGTTTCTTAATAAATATCCTTTCACCCTCTTTAAGAAGGATGGGCATTTCATTGTCTCTTTGGAACTGCCAATCACTAGGGCAGAGTGGTTCTACAGTACGATCTTCGTCGTCCCTATGCCACATTAACTCTATTGGGTCAATGTTTTCGGTAAATTCTCGGATGATGTATTTGTCTGTAACTTCTAGATCAGTGTAGGGTCTCATTTGAGTTTTACTATTACACCACCACTAGTACCATATGGTTTTACAATAGCATTAGGGAATTCATATTTAATATACCGTGTGTAAAGGTTTAATCTAGATACATTTGCAGTTTCACCTTCTTTTTTTGATGGGGTGAATGTTATAGTATCAATTTCAGGGTGATTTTGAATATCTTTTTTAATAATAGCTGTTACAGTTGCCATAACTCTAAACAGTTCACCTTTATTTGTTACAATATCATCTCGTTCCAAATCCGGTTCATCTTCATCTGAGACATAGAATCTTACTCCTAATACGTTAGTTGTATCCTCGTCATAGAAATCTAAATCATCATATTGTAATTCTACAGTATATGGATAATTTTCAGTATAAAATCCATAAACTCTCATAACATCATAATCACCATAAAAATCAAATTTATATGGTTGAGAACTTGAGTCTCCTATTTCTTTTATAAGATCTATTAACTTAATCATATCACCAGAAACCACCAAAGCTTGATTTAAGTCCAATCAACTTGGCGTACCTTGGGAGTCTGCAAGACCAGTACCCGGGCTTGGTTTTATCGTTTTTCTGATCGCAGTTGTGACGGCTGGCAAAGTTACGGCGTGCTTCAGGATTGTTGATCTTAGCGGTCAGTCCTGTAGTGCCTCCGAAGTTAACTTTGATAGTTTTGCCGGTCTTAGGGTTGCGGGTGTAAACGAAGAACTTCTTAGGTCCTCCTCTTTTAGGTTTATTCAAAGCTACTTCCTTGCCCTGGTACTTAGCCTCGGCTAGTGCCTCGCTTGTAATGTCCACAACCCAGATATCGGGGTCGGGATTGGTACCTGAGTCAATCAGGCTGTGAAGGATATCTTCTCCTACTACGATCTCGTACTTTACTACTCCTGCCTCCTGGTACTTCAGGACTACGGGCATCTGGACCTGATCACTGTCAGTAAAAGTAACTAGCTCACCTGTTGCCGGATCTTCCATAACGGGGTCGATGTCGGAGTACTTTGCAGTATATCCGAATCCTCCGGACGCTTTGGATATATCAGAAAGCTTTTTCCACTGCTGTTCTCCCATCTTAAAGATCTGAGGATTTGTAGAGGCTTGAAGCCAGGTTGCTTCAGCGTCGGGGATTACAAAAGTAATCTCCTCTAGCATCGGGAAGTCTAAAGGTACTTTTTTACCTTCGAATTCTGCATACTCACCTACCTGGGTTTCAAACAAAAGCTCCATATCTTCTAGACATAGATTCTGTAGCAGACCTTCGTTCATAAGCAGACGTGCCTGACGAATAGTGTTGAAGTATTCCTCTGACCCTGGACGGTAAATATTCTCGTATAAAGGATTGCCGGTCTGCAAATGGTAGCGAAGACCTTCCGTTAGTACTGTCGTAACTTTTGACTCAGTTAAAATCATTCAAGTTTCTTTATAAATAGTTACTCCAGGTGCTTCTTCAGGTGGTCAAGATATTGATTGACGTTCTTGATGATTTCGGCTTTTTGCCGGGCAGGATTGTTTCCCCAGTCCTCTACTGTACCGTCCTCGGTAACGAAGGAGATTGACTCTCCTAGCTGCTCGATCATCCATTGCTGCAGACCCTCAGCCCAGCCCTGCATGTTGCCTTGCATCATCTGCTTTTCATACTCCTGGTATAACCCGGCTCGTCTAAGACCTGCCTCCATATCGATGGTACAATCAAAGCAAAAGCCGTGGATCTTATACATTTTTTTAGCCAGGTGATGGTTCATAGAACCGCTGCATTTAGGGCAGATGAGCGGGGTCTGAGCTAGCTTCTTAGCACCGTCGAGTTTGGTGACATTCTGTCTAACACCGTTTTTAATGGTCCAGGTCCTACCATCTTCTAGCCAGGTTTCGCCCTCGGTATGCTTTTGCTTTACCTTCTCGTACCCTAAACCGACCATGGTCCGGCTGTTAAAATTTTTAGTGATGAGGTTCCGGGCTCTGTTTACAGCCCTCTCATCAAATTCCTTCTTTAGATGGCTTGACATAACCTAGTGTTTCTAATCTTCTGATAATTAAGGTGGGATCCCCGTTCTTGGGGTGATAAATTCCTATTCCTCCGGCATCTTTCCATCTCTCGATAGTATCTTCCCGGTCATCGATCAAGATGTCATCGGGTCCGGAGCATTCTAGGTGCTTTTCTTTAGCTTGTCTAAAGATGATAGGAGGGATAGGATCAAGTTCTCTATTCGCCCACTCGACTTTCCCGTCTCTGGATGATTGCTCGGATGAAGGAGCGGTAAGTAAAGTAGGGTTAAAATCCTGGATGTGCTTCCATAAAACTTTCCCGTAAGGGGTCCATTCCATTCCTTCCCAGAAGATCTGCCCGATCGGGGCGATGGCACTCCAGAACCCTGCCTTGCCTCTCCGTTCTTCATACTCGGCTGGAAGCATTTCAAAGTAGTGATCAAACCTCTGATCGAAGTCTGTCAGCACTCCGTCCATATCACAGTAGAGCTTGCCTTTAGGTTTTGGATTCTGCTCTTCTTCAGTAAGTAGTAAATCTGCTAATATTCCCATCTTTAGTTAAGATTTGGTATGCCTCCGATCTGAGGGATCCGGGCTTTAAACTTATCGTAGACTTCTTTCCTCTTCTCTATCGATATTACCCCGGTATCAACCAGGCTATCTAAGTACTGATCGACAGTTGACTGAAAGTCAGTCTTGTCGTAGTTTGCTTTCATGTAAAGTCCTTGGATGTTTGCATCCACTTCTTTAGGTAGCATGAAGTACTTGTAGAATGTCTCTGGATTCTGTCTGATCCTCTTGCGCATGGCTAGGTCACCCCTCATCCATTTGGTGGGCTGGAGCTGAGCTCCGGACTGGGTAAGGTGTTCGGTCTCATGACGGATAAGATCGGTCAAAGTAGATTGGATCTTTTGAAGGATGCTAGCACCGTCACCGGGATTAAACGCTAGAATAATATCTAGTTCTCCGTCTTCTGATGAAGCTTCTCCGTCGATGTAGTACTCCCCGGGCTTGACCTCATTAGATTGAGCAAACTTTAGGTTAACTTCTACAGTGATCGGTTTACCGTCTTCTGTTCTTGTACCTTTCTCACTCTGGCTTGTGAACTTGCCCAGGTAAGCGGTCTGGTATTCAGTTGATAGCATAACTCCTAAAGGAGACATCCCGTATTCCTTGGCAGTTTCAACGTCTTTCTTCTTAGGTTCTCTTAAGGTCTTAAGGTTATACCCTTTTAGCTTTTTACCCGATATTAAAACGTTTAAAGCATCGTTAACAGCCTGTCTAACATCAGCAACGATGGAGCGGTATTTAGTACCTTCTTCTAGGGTATCTTGATTTTTGATCGAATCCTCATACTCCCTCATAAGCATACTTCCTTTAAAATGTGCCTCTTTTTCAATCTCGTTTAACGCTGAATCCTCCTGGGTGTTGGTGGTAGCAATCATCGGCAGACGTCCTTCTAGATTCTGCATATGATGAATCATCTCATGACAAAAAGACCTCATGACGTCTTTGGGGTGACGGCCTGTCACATACAGCACGACTTCTTTCTTACCAGGATCATACGTAGCAGTCTTACCAAAAGTCTTAGCAGCGTTTTCTTCATCTTGTCTGGTTTTGATCTCCGGTAGCGGGACTACCTTCATACCTTTAGTTATCATATGCTCCAGTATCCCGGCGATATACGGTACGTAGTTGAAGTACGTTCCTAATTCGTTGATGGGTTTTTGCTGGGGTGTAAAGTCAGCAGGTCCTGTCGGTTCAGCCTTGTTGTAGATCATCGGGGTAATGACGATCGACTGACCGTTGAAATCAACGATGACATCATCCGGGGCTAAATCCCGAAAGTAAACCGTAAGGTCTTGCATCCTTTGACGGACTACCGATGGGACGACCGAGATCGGGGTGACGGGGGTACCCATACTAACTTCCGAAGTCTCTTCTTGCTTTTCAGCTTTTTCTTTTTTGCTTTCTCCTAGGAAGTTACTAAATACATCATCGATGGCTTCAGCCATTTTGTACTCAGGAGTTGCTTTTAAAATTCCGAGTACTACTTTTTTATCGTCTGCTGAAAGTTCTTCAGGCATCCATTGACCTGTTTTTAGGTAGTCGGCATCTGTTCTGACTGTGGTAGCAGATAGTTTTTCTTCGTTGATCGTTGACACAATTTTTAATTTTGCTTTATCGTAGAAATTGTCTTTGTTGAGCTGTAAAGCTTTAAATTTACCTGCATCTCCCGGATCGCTAGAAGAACCTACTACGTAGTCTTGCTTTGGGTTAGCTTCGATCTCCTGGTAGATTGAAAGGATAGGTGTGATCGGAGCGATTTCAATCTCGGTAGGCTTACCTAAGTACTTTGCATATACCTCCCAGATCTCTTTTGACTGCTGAGCTGTGATTATTTCTCCTTCTCTGATCCTACCACCGATGTAAATCTTAATTAAATCTACATCCTTGCCTAGCTCTTTAGCGATGTGGAAGTGACCGCGGTGAGGTGGCTTAAAGCCGCCCCCATAAAGTCCGATCACAGTTCCTTCTGCTTCAGTTAGCGTTTGAGCAACGGCCGCTAAAGCCTTCTCTTTATTATCTCCTTTAGGAGTACCTACTTCCCCGGACTTAACCGATACCATTGAGCGGAAGATTCCCGCTACGCGGTTCTTGCTTCTAGGATTTTTTAGCGAGCTTGTGACCTGGTCTAAAAGTTTTTCAAAAGGCTGGCTTAAATCAAAGTCCTTAAGAAGGTTTTTAATATCCTCCCAGTTATTGGATTTCCAAATCTCTTCTCTAGCTACTTCTTTAAAGTTATCCAGAGTTACTTTTCTAAGGGTTAAATTTACACTAGAGAGGTTGAATTCATATTCCTGATTTGCTTCTAAAGGCGGTACGTTCTTGATTCCCAGACGGGCAAATACTTCGGCCGGATCCTGCTCCAGCAGCGCAGTCTTAACTAATCCTAAGATCAAACCCTGCACTTCTGCGGGTAGGTCTAGGAATGAGTTCTTAAACTGATGCTCTACTTCTGAAAGCGATACCATGATATCTACCTGAATAGATTCACCGGGTGCTCCTTTGATAGGATACAGTACTGAGATGATCTCTCCTGAATTGTAGAATCTTTTACCGGCATACCTCTCGCTCTTAAAAGGTATAATCAAGGAGTCCGGCATCTTTGATACCGTATCGATGATCGCCTGCTTGGCTACTTTCTTATCATCATACTCAAAGGTAGCGATAATGTCTAGGTCACCGAAGTCAGGCTTTGAACCTGCTTTCACGCTCCCGGAAAGACTAGAGACTTTATAGCCCGGGATCTTACTGAGTACCTTCTCAGTAAAATCGTTAAACGTATCCTGGACGTTCTGTCTCTTGATTCTATTTCCTCCTGCTACACCGCTCATTTAATCTGGTACTTTATAAGATTTGAATCCTCGGGTAAGAATTTACCCTTTAGCTGTAACCTCTCCTGGCTGGCGATCCAGTAATCCTGAAGATCTTCCGGGATATCGGCCCGGGTGCTGTCAAGTATCTTAAGGTAGATGTCGTAGACTCTGTTAAGGTCCTGCTCACTTAAGTTCTTCTTAAGGGATTCAATGATGCTAAAATAGTTCTCTAATATCTCATTGCTGAAATCAGCGCCGTAGAGTTTGTTTAGTAGCTCGATGGCCTGGGCAGGAGTTTTAGCTTCTACTTCCTGGGTGTCTTTGTTCTTAACTCCGTAGTTATGGGAGAAGATATATCCTTTGTTAGCAAATAAAGCTACCAGGAGCTGGGTCCTATGCAGGCCCTTAACGTTACCGGAATAAACGCTAGAATAATAAGCGAACTTAAGCCAGTCTATATCTCCTACGTTTATATCAATCTGAACGTTCTTCTCTAATTGCTCTCCTGCCTCGTTGAACTGAGGGGCTTGGAGGAATAGCGCTCCTGCGGAAGATCCTTTTACATCAACAGCAAGGTTGGTATCAGACTCTTGGATTTTTTCGGCAATAGCTACGATCACTGCTCTTTTCATAAGCTGGTCTTCAGAGGCTGTCCTAGATCTCTTCTTAAAAAGTTCAAAGAGCTCCTGAACGTGCTTCTGATCTAAACCCCAGTCCTGGATCTTATCAAAGCTTTGGTCTGAGATCGCTAAATCGATATCTCCAGATACCTCTTTCTTGCCGGCAGAGCCTAGGGTCTGCATCTGCCTGAAGTGCGGTTCGGCTGCGGGGAATAACCTTTTGAATTCTTTTAAAAAGTTAAGCAGGGTAGGTTTGATATCCTCCCTGTTAATCTTATCTGTAGTTCCAAATACGTTTCCTCCCATTTTTTTTACTATTTATCTACCTAAAGATAGGCTCTTTATAAATAGCTTACAACTTTACCGATAAAGGATATGTCTGAAAGGATGGTTCATCGGCAGGATGCTCTAAAAGGTAGAGTTTATAGATGAGTTGGAATAGTTCAAAGTTCTCATCGATGTTATCAACTACTTTAAGCTCCCATCCCTTACCCTGGAATGCTCCGTCCTTGCTAGAGGCAGTTCTCTTAGTTGATTTTAGCCAGATAATACCTGTCCGGTCGATCTTCTGCCCGTACATCTCTTCCCAGGCCTTGGCGTAAGCCGATAGCTGTAACTCGTGAGACTTATGCAAAGAATTAGAAGTCTTAATATCCAGCAACCAAACCTCATCACCGATCTTGGCAATGATATCAGCAGTACCGGCATACTTATGGACGTCTGAGAAGGTAAATTCTTCGGTAGCAATGACGTCAGGGTCCATGGCCTTCCAAGCTTCAACGAACTTATTGATCATCTGCCATACCAGCAGCGAGTACTTAGCCTTGCCGTAATCATCCATCCACTGGACTTCCCCGCCTTTGATCAGCTCCTCGGCTGCATTGTGGACTGCCGTCCCTTCTTCACCTGCCCTTCTCATGATGAGATCGGCATTATGCCCTACGTCCTTAATCCACTGCTCAAAGAACTTATTTTTGGGCATGTACTGCAGGATCGTAGTAACGGAGGGGTAATAAATGCCTTCGCCTCTTCTGTAAACCCGGCGGTCCGGCAGAGTGATCTGCTTTAGCTCTCCGTCGAACTGAATGCGTTTTTGCTTATGCTCTAAAAGAAAATTGGAACCTGGATAAATCATACGAAAGCTAATTTGTGTCGGAGGAGGTCACTGAAAGTCAGCTCCTGGGACTGTTGAATATGGTGGGTGAAAGTAGTAAAACCCATCTGTGAAGGATCTTTATCGATCATGTCAACAAGGAACACTCGTTTACCCATAGCAAGGAATTGCTCAGAGTACCGTAGCGCACTTTTTAAAGCATCTTTATCCAATGCTATATAAATGTCTTGAACCTTGTTTGACACTAATTTTAACATTAAACTCTTAGATAAGGACTTACCTAGGATCGGGACAGCATTACGTTTAACAGCCATGGCATCGAAGACTCCTTCAACTAAGATGACGGGCTGGTCCCAGTTAATTAAATTCTCAAATCCTATCACATCCTTGGATGCGGGAGGATTCTTGTACTTAAAATAATTATTCTCAAAGGTCCTGCCAACGAAAAAGTTTAGCTGATTATTTTCATCGTATGAAGGTACGATGATTCTTCCAGCATAATCTCCGGTGGTGCAGTAGCCGATGTTATATTTTAAAAAGTCGTTCTCGGTAAGACCTCTATTGTAGAGGTAGTTCCTGATCTTGTTTGCAATAACGGAAGTCCGGGTGGCGGTAGTCAATGCCTGAAACTCTTTAGGAAGTTCTACAAACGTGACTTCGTAGTCAGCTGTCTCTCCTTTCCTGACAAGTCTTAAGACCTGGTTAGCTTCATCCTTACCAAGCTTCATCTGCCTTAGCAGAGACTTAACAGTCCTACCTCTAGCACTACAAACCCAGCACTCCCACGGATTCTCCCCCTTCTCGTTAGTACTCAGCTTGATCTCAAGCTTGGGTTTGCGATGGTTGCAGAACGGACAACTAAATGCATAGTTATCCCGGGCCCTCTTATTAGATTTCCCCAGTACGTTCTCGATTGCGCTTAGCAGTATAGGATTCTCCATGCGGAGGCATTACATAGTTATAACCTTAATATAAGAACGAAACCGCTTGTAACCAACTTAATAGTCGATAAGCTTTATATCACCATCGGCGGTTGCCATTACGTTGTTGTCATCTCCGAACATATCAACTTCTTCAGGATCAATGCCGGTTTGAACCAGCTCCTGCCTTGCACCGATAAAGACCTTCTGCAGGTACGGGGATAGGTCTGAAAGCAGGCTCTTATCTCCTTCGCTAAAGAACTGATCTAATATATGAACGTTCTTCTCAATTTCCTCAGAGTATTCTTGAGAGACCGGCTGTAGGTTTTCGATTTGGTACCAGCCTCCTTTTTCCATCTTTACTGCCTTACCGATGTTTGCCAGGTATTTAAATTTTTTACCCTGGGCTTTAATCATAGCCTCCATTTCGATGTCATCCTGGGTGATTTTTACAAGGTACCCTTCTCTAGGTTCGTACTCTAATTCCGGTACAGGTTTGGGTGCACTATAAACAACCCCTTGAGATCCTACTCCTACATCAGTAGCTCCAGCTGCTTTAAAAGCATCTTTAATTTTAGAGTAAGTGCTCTCAGTAAGAAGTGCTTGGATTAGTTTCATATAAAATCTTTCCTGTAGAATTTACCTAATATGTTATCGTTGTAGTATAACTCGTTATTCTCAATGGCACCGTATTTAAATAAATATTTACACTCATAGTAGGTAAGCATCTTTTTACCGGTAGCAAGCTCTAGAATCTCTTTATGGAACTCTTCTTTAGGGAAGGTTCTGGTTAAAGATAAGAACTCTTTGTTGGATCCGTAGTAACTAGCCCAGTCACTTTCTTTGGTGACTAATTTGGTGATAGGCTTGCGGCCAGGGCCAGTCTGTTCGGCGATCTCTTTTTTGGTGAGCTTAACCTTCCGGGTAAAGTACATGACTTTCTTGCCGATATATTTTTTGTTGGTAGGGGTGTGGGTGATCTGGTAGATAAATCCGTAAGTGCCTTCCGGCATATCGGAAATTTTAGTGATCATCCTACCCTTGTAAGTCCAGGTAGGTTCTGTCATGATATTAAATATCTAGTGCGATAACAAAAGTCATATCCGTGTACCTGGATTTAGGTATCGGTTGACCTAGCTTAGCTACTGCTATGAGTTCGTTTGAATCGTTGTAAAGTCCTACCGTTGTGATGTAGGGCTGGAAGTAGCTCCCGGTTGCGAAGTTGTAAGTTTCTCCGTTGCTGCCTGATTTGATGGAAGGGTTCTGAGAGTAGTTTAAACTACTTTCATTCACCCGGCAGCGGTACTGATGCTGGAAGATGGTGTGGGAGGCTTGCCAGTTTACATTAGTACCGTAACCAACAGAATTTTTTAACAAGGATACTAGTTGATCGGTTTTGCTGATAACGCCTACCCCGTGCGGGTAGAAAATATTACCTACGTTAGTACCTCCCCCTATAGTATAATCTACATTAGAGCTTGAAACAAAAAGTATCTCTACTGGCCCTATGTCAGTTGTTGGATCAGCAAACTCATAAACTGAGCTATCAGTTGTCATTACTCCTGTAGTTGCATCATAGATAATCCCTCGGCTATCAATCTCTTGTATCTGGGTAGAACTTACCAAGTAGAAAGGGCTTTTGATTGCTGATCCTTGCCATGACGCTGAGGCAAATGTATACTGTGCAGGAGGGGTAGTTGGATCTAAGGTGATTTGAGCGGAGCCGTCAAAACTTACAAACTGGGCTGATTCAGAATAGAAGGTTAGTACCGGGATTGTTAACGTGGTGTCGGTTGCAATTTGCAAATTCCCTTCTCCGTCGTCGGCGATAGTTATCGAACCTGTTATAAGAGTGAAGCTTGAAGGCTTGATTGCTTCTCCGAATCTATCCCTTCGAATATCTACTACAAAGATGTCTGTGCTGTCGGTGAGAGTCAGGCTCCGGGAGTAGAACAGAGTAGATTGGTTGTAATTTTCAAAACTACCGCTTTCGACTGAAGAACTGAAATTCGAATAATATAGATGATTTATAGAATCAAATACTAAGCTAGAGTATTGATTTTGTGTCTTTAAGGATGACGAAGAGAAAAGGGATGTTCTATCCCTAGTTCCGATATAGAACTCTACACCTGCACTCCCGCTGTCGCTGAAGTACGGTAAGGAAAATGATTTATGCGCAGTATAAGGTACTACGAATGCATCCTGCTTGTTTAGTCGTATAAATGCACTCATTCATTTAGAAATCAAGCTTGATTCTAATTAATGCTTCTTTAGTGAAGTCCTTTAGTAGGGGTCTTGATAGCTTTGCAACCGCTAGCAGTTCGTTGTTGTCATTGTACATACCAACTGAAGTGATGTAGCTCTGAGGTGCGTTTACCATATTACTGATCCTTAGATCTCCTGACCCGGTGACGTAAGAGGGGTTAGTGGAGTAGTTAAACTCACTGTTTCTTACCCTTGTAAATACAAACTGTGAAGATACTGTCTCTCGGTAATTAAGCTGGAATGCTGCTCCTGCCTTAATAGCATCGTAGAGCTTGGCCATGTTAGTAGCGGTGACGGCTGGGGCTGTGGTTCCTCTATTGATCGATAGTCCGATTCCGCCTTGAGCTGCTGATCCGCTTAATGCTAAACCGCTCAAAAGTATCGTACCGATATCTGGTAAGAAAAATCCGTAAGATCCTGATGCTAATGTAAAGCCTGTTGAGTTTACCACTGTAGTGGGAGTTCCGTTTGATCCGCTTACTACTTCAAAAACTCTTCCTGCATCATTGAATTGAATAGTAGATGTAGCTGCACTGTTGTCAGTAAGCTTAAGGGTGTTTGCGCCATTAGTAAGCGTTAGGTTGAAGGTTCCTGGTAATAGGGATTCTCTATACCTATCTCTGTCGATACTGATTGCGTAGAAGTAGTCGCTGGTAATACTACCTCCGAACTTAAATGAGCTCTCTTCATCACCTAATACCAATGTCCGGTATTGCCCGTAGACTGTTTTGGTTGGGGAGTAGCCCGGAACTGCGCTGTTATAGGGTGCGGTTCCTAGGCCAGCAGCGTCACCATAAGCTATTGCTAACTGTACTTCTGAGCCGTTGAGCTGTGATCCGGTCTGATAAATATCTAGGTAGTAGTTCCCGGAGGTGGAGGTGGGTTGGGTTGAGGAGGTGAAAAAAGTTGAAAGTATTGGAGTGTTTGTACTCCAAACTGGAGCTGATACTGGCTCAGCGCTTACTACTAAATCGTCAGCTTCGAATCTCTTAAATGACATATCTTATTAGTTTGATTTAGTGATGGTTACTGGAATGGTAAGTCTTGCTCCAGAATCTCTACCTATTAACGTGAGGGTAGTCTGTAGTTGAGTAGTAGTGCCAAACAATGTATTAACTGTTGTAGCTGAGAGATTAATTGAAGTACCGATCACTGTCTTAGATACATTAGTACCGAGAGTCGTGGTGGTGTTCAACCTGTTTGCTTCTTCAGTATTAATACCTACTCCGTTAAATGTTGCAAGAACTCTTACGTCTGCAATAGTGGCTGTGTAGCCACTTGGTTCAAAGGTTTGATTAGCTCCTAAGAAATTAAGAGTCTGAGGAGTAATTGCTAGAGAGGCTCCTTGCTTTAGCGTAATCGTAGAGTAGCCAATGTTGAGGACCGGTAGACGAGCTGTACCTCTAGGAAGAGTCACGAGCTTATACTTCATAATTTGAGTCTCATCCGGGAATGCTTCAAGTAGCGGCATATTCTCTATAGCCTCGCCGTAATACGAGGATCCTGAAGGATGAGTTACATTGTAAAGGGTGTAGTCGATTTCATCGTCAGATAGAGCGAATTGCGTGATCCTGAACGATCCATCGCCTCTTGCTAGAAGCTCTCTACCTTTCTTGGTTAGGATAGCATCTACTGTTACTACAGAGTTGTTTAAATATGCCATGTTTTAGTGGTTTATACTAATAAATATGTCTTTTATAAAAT